TCCTTTTCACCTTTTACTTTAGGTGCTTGACGAGAACCAGGATGGTTTCTAGCATGTGCTTGACCTTCCTTAGATCTAGAAATATCAAGTTTGGTTCCAGTTTTCTTTTCATGCTTATCAAGAGCTGCTTGACGTTTCTTAACTGCTTCTACAGATGCTTTTGCTCTTTCAGCACGGTTAGCACGAAGAGTATCTCCACGATCCACACCTTCTTTATCCATTCTACGTGCTTCCATGAAGTCGGAGAATGAAAGTGATTCTTTAGTAAGTTCTCCAACTGCCTTTGCTTTACGAATCTTCTTAGGATTCTTTAACTTACCACCTGGATAATTTCTTTCATCATTACCCTCAAAATCAGGATCTACATTTGCACGATGTCTTGCTGCTCTCTCTGGGGATGCGTTATCATCATGAATACCTGCCCTGCGAAGAGGGGAAGTCTTTTCTGCTGCCCTCTTTTCTTTTTGCTTTTGACGACTTCTTTGTTGTTTGAAGGCTTTCATGTCCATACCTTCTTCAATTTCAAACTCTTCCTTTCTTGCTGCGTAGTATGCACCAAGAGCTCTTTTGATTCTCTGCTTCTTACTATCACCAGAAAATCTAGAATCTGTTGAATGAACAAAATCTGAGATCGTTGCACCTGCGTCAGCACCTACATCAATCTTTTCTTCAATCTTTTTCTTATTCTTTTCTCTCATCGCTTTTGCTTTAGCAAGAGTTCTTTCTCTTGCAGCATCACGTTCCTTTTGAGGGATAGCAGTTACAGCACCAAGTCTTTCTGCAGGTTGTCCAGGAACATGTGATTCTGTTCTGGATTTATATCCATGACGCTTAGCAAAATCCATATAAGATTCACCTGGACGTAACTTTCTGGGATCTTCTTTCTTTGATGCAGCAGCACGATCTTCACGAGCACGTTGATTAGCACCAGGACCACCTAATTTACGATCCTGTGCTGGATCTGGGTGCCAAAAGTCACCTTCATGAAGTTGTGAAACTTTAGTTCTAACTAGTTCGTTAATCTTATTGTTTAGCATCACTTCTTACCTCCTTTCTTAGCTCCCTTCCATCCTTCCTCAATACCCATTACTTCTCTCCATGAATAGGTGCGAACTTCCATTCCACCTTCCTCTAGTGAGTTACCGATCATTTCCATACCCATGTTGAGATTCTTCTTCTCATTAGGAGTTAGAGCACCTCTTTGTGCTCCTCTTGCTTTTTGCTTTGCCTGCACCTCAGGATCATTAGACTTGTGTGCATAACCATGAAGACCAGGATTTGATGAAGCAGTCTTACGGTAATCACCTCTTTGTGCCCTAGCATATCTCTGTCTTTGCTGTGCCTTGTTAGCATCACCGTAAGTTGGTCTGTTCTCTAGTGATGTTGCTCTGTCTGCTGCTTCACCACCACCAGCACGTTGACGTAGTTTGGTTTCATCATGACCACGCTTTGCCATGGCAGTTGCTTCCATCACAACATCATAGATTTCTTCAATCTCTTCCTCGGAAAGTTCTTCCATAAGTTCAAAGAATTCATCTTCGTTCTCAATAATTCCTTCTTCCTGAAGCCAATTTGCAATCATCTCTACATCTTCATAGAAATGTTCTTCAAGATACTCTGAAGATTGAACTGTATACCCATCCTCTTCAAAGATTACTTCATAACCTTCCTCTAGGTTAGCAAGCACATCACGAACTTGCTCTTCAGTATAACCTTCTTCAAGCATTTGATTTACTAGATCAATATACTCTTCCATTGGTACACACTTGTCCTTACCATTCTCTGTGCCAGCATACTTATAACCTTTCCAGCAAGCTTTGCCGTCTGCACCTTGCTCCTTGCCTGCTTTATTCTTACCTTCTTCTACATATTCTTCATTTGTATTTGTTGTTTTCTTCTTTTTAGATGCCATTTGAGCATTATAGAAGTCATTGAATGCTCTTGAATTAATACCTGTATTAGGATCATTCATTCTACGCTGACGAGAAGATTGATTTCTTCTTTGTTCATTTTCATATTGTTCTGGGTTACGCATAGCATAACTATTCTCATCAATCTCTTCAACTTCTTCTTTTCTTACATCTTGACCAGGCTCATATGCCTTACCATCTCCATCAGAATCCCACCAAGGATTCTTACCATTGAACTTACGACCTTTCTTTTCAACTTTCTTAGCTTCTTTCATTAGATCAGAAGATTTTGGATTAACAATTACCGTAGTTTTACCTGCTTTCTTTTTGCCATTAGGAGACTCAGAACCACTTAAATCCTCTTCATCCAACTGATCTAGAACATTTAATTCTACTTTTTCAGTTCTAGTCACACCGAGACCTTCTGCTTTCTTCACAGATCTCTTTCCCATCTTATCAATTACTACCATATCACCGTTAGATCTTTTGTTGATGACCATAACTTGCTGACCATTAACATCCATTAATCTTCCGATGTTACGATCCTTTGCTCTGTTCTTCTGAAGAACAGATTTGTCGATAGGAAATCCACCTACACCTTCAGTTAGAGGTTCTGCATAGTCAGAAGCATTTGACCATACATCCCAAAATTCTCTAGCACCCTCTCTTAAGTGCTTAGTAGTTAGAACAGAATCAACTTTAGCAAACATCTCTTCTTCTGTAAGAGTTTCACTAGCTGCTAGTTCAATAGTTCTTTGAATTTTAGATACTTCCTCTGGTAAGTAGTCAATCATACGACTACTTAGTTCTAACATCATTGACATAAGGATCTCCTATCAGGTTCTTACTTTCCTATTATTATTTATGCTTAGCGTTTTCTTTGTGGTAGTCCAACAATTTTGGCACCATTAAGTTTTGATTTGACTTTAAATAGTGCTTCTCTCTGTGTTTTGGCATTCACTTTATCATAATAATATTTACCAGGACCCATACCATCTAAAGTATATTTAACAGACCAGATTGCAGAATTTGTTCCATCTGCAACAAAGTCTGAAAACTTTTTAACAGGTTGCCCAGGAGTTAATTTCTGAACCGCAATACGATATGCATCTGTTCCAACTTCCCACTGAGTTTTTGGATCGGCACCCTCAGCCAATGATGTCAACCAACCACGGTATGAATTATCATTTTCATCCACATAGATCACATAATTTGTTCCTCTATGAATTACTTTACCAGAAACACCTGTATCTAAATGCTCAACGATAGATCCAATTTGGAAAATATTTCCATTTAAATAATTATCACGAAGACCCTGCTTGTCAAGTTTAGGAGCATATTCCCAAACTTCTAATTCTTCTTTCTGTGTCTTCTTCTTATTACCTTCTGCCATTCTTGCATTAATGGTATCCATCAATTGTTTAGAATGTTCTGGATCTATATGAACAGGTAACCCAGAATGAAACAGTTGATGATCATTAGATTGAGCATATTTTCTCATTTTAGATGCGGACATCCCTTCAACACCACCATCTTCATTGTCATGTCTTTCACCTGCAGAAGATACTTTGATCTTCTTAAAGTTATACATCTCAGACCCATTATACTTTCCAGCTAAGTGCTCAAACTCTTTTACTCTATCTGCACCTACAACAATATGAACATTTTGATATCCTTCTTTATGAGCACCAGATAGAATATCAAAAACATTTCTAGCATTATTATGAATGTTGTGTGCATGATCTGGGAAGAAATCTTTCATGTATGCCATTTTCTCCTCTGGATGTAGAGGATTCTTCTTCGCATCTTGAGACTGACTAGCATAAATTCTATAATCTCCACCTTTTGCTTTAGAAGCTACTGTATTGATCAATTTTTCGTGACCAATATGAGGTGGGTTAAATCTACCGAACGTAAACGTCAAAGTATTATCCTTTGTCTTAGGATTATTATCATGCTTATCCGTATCGTTTTTGGCAGCTGCTTCGGCTAGAAAGTCTTTAAAGTTCTTCATTTACCTAATTTCTTCTTCGCAATGTACTCTATTCCAGATTTCTTCATCCTTCTATATTTATCTTTCAACATTTTAGTCTTTGCAACAGAAATTTTACTATCCATCACAATAGAATAATATGCAATAGCAACTTGAGCATCTTTCCTAGAAAGAAAAATCTGCATTGCTTTCTCTAAGTCTTCGTCTGGTTTCATACTAAAAATGGATTTGCTTTCTTGGTTCCTGGTTTAAGTGAAAACTTACTAGTAGGCATTTGTGCAATTTTAATTTCAGCCTGAACTTCATAGAATTCAGATCTAGTTGCAACCCTAACTTTAAAGTCCCCCCTACCAGATAGTAATGGTATTCTAGCACCTAATCCAAAAGGATCGTTGGAAGAGATTCTGTAGAAGTCATCTCCAGCTTGCATATAATATGCAGGAGCTGCTTTACCCTTAGTGTAATGTTCAGTAACTACCTTACCCAAATCCATGTTTGAACTATTAGCAATATAACGATTAACACTTGGTCTATCAAAGTATGCTTTCATAACATGAAGTGGTACTGCCCCAGGTTGTTTCAAACCACCTTTAGTTGTTGGAATTATAAGATCTTTAAAAGGAATTCCAGAAAACTCAGCAATATCCTTTAACCACTTTTTTGTTTTAGGATCTGAATTTAAAATATCAACTGCTGCTTTTGCCGATGGTGTTTTATAAGTAGTCTTCCACACTCCACCTTCATAAAACACACGTGGATTTGAAAGATTATCCGTATGATTCATCTTTACTTCCATCCAATGAGTTTTATTCTTAAATGTAATTTTCACATCAGCATAAGCAGTATCTCCTGGGGGACGTTCTGCCTTTACACCTGGAATACTATCTACATTATCTGCAACGTCTTTTTCGTATTTATCTGATGCTGCACTCATGTGTCTACCTAAAAGAAACCCTCTCCATGTATATTTATGGAGAGGGATATATGATTCATTCCCAGATATCGTTATCCAATGGAGAATGAGATTTCCTTTGATTCTTTCTAAGTCTCTTTAAATCTTTCATCATATCTTTGATTTGTTGGTATGCATCTTCTGCTGATAATTTCCCAGCAACTTCAAATCCCACAACCATATCAACTTTGTCACCAAAACGAGCAAGTGCTCTTTCAAACTCCGTAAGATTTTCATATACCATCAGAGATCTCCTTCTGCTCTATTTTCAGATTTATCAACATCAAATCCACCAGAAGGATAACGACGAGCAAGTTTCATAGTGTTTTTCCACATTACTTCATCGAGACCAATTTCAAGTGCCATACATGCTTGAGCAACATACCACATCAAATCACCAAGTTCAATAATCATATGATCACGATTAGCATCGTCATATGGTTTTCCTTGGAAGTTGATCTTCTTTACAATCTCTAGAAACTCACCTGCTTCTGCAGTCATACCAACAGCGGCAGTAGTAAGACGGGAAATATTTACACCCTCATTCTTCAGTTCGATAATACGCTCGATCCACTTGTCAGTATCCTTAGATGCTGCACTAGTCATGTCATCTACAAACTCACCATACTTTTCAAAGTCAATCTCCATTTTCATGTTGACTTTGCGAGCATTCTTCATCTTTTCAACGGCATCCTTTGCCTCATCGACAGTATAGGATGCTTCGGTTTGTGCTTCAGCAGCAAACTTTCGTGCTCGTTCTTCATACTCTTTGACATAATCACTATCGGACATATCAAAAGCATCAGTCTTTTTCTTAGTTGCCATAAATTACCTCAAACTTTAAAACTTGCAAATGTTCCTTTAGAACTAAATTGTTTCTCATAAATCTCTTCTTCTTGACCAGAATCAAGAAGATCATCTTGTGCTGTTTGATCTACATCATACAGTTTCATCTTTGCCCTGTCAATTCCAATAATGAATCTCTTATTGACTGTTGGATCATTATACCTGTTTTTAAGTTGTTTGACAAGTATCTGATTCAGTTGCTCAAGTTCCTCTGTAGATATAAGAGCGAACATAAGATCAGCAGTAGCAGGGAGACCAAAGGATTCTGAAGTATCAGTAAGGTCAATATCAGTACTGCCATAACCACTACGAGTAGTTTGAGTAGCACTAACGATGGGGACATTCGATTCCACAGCCAATCCTCGTAACTCTTCAGCAATCGCTTTAACAAACGTATAAGAATTAACAATTGTACCCTTGTAGCGAGAACTGCTGCAGATATTTAGATAGTCGATAAAGATAATATCAGGTCTAAATCCTTTCTTCAAAGCAAGCTCGTTAAGAAGAGATTTAAAGTGTCCCGAGTGTGCGGACGCTGTAGGGTACTCTTTAATGATGAGTTTACCCACAGTCTTCTGAGCAACTTTAATAATCTTGTTTTCATACATTTGTTTCGGAATATCTACCAATTGTTGAATTGGCACATTTAAAAGATTTGCGTCGATCCTTTCGGCAATTCTTTCTTCTGCCATTTCAAGTGTGATGTATAAGACGTTCTTGCCTTGGAGTAAGCAAGAAGCAGCAACATGACACATGAATAGAGACTTACCAACACCCGTGCCAGCGAGGGCAATGTTGAGTGTTTTGGAAGGTAGACCACCCTTGGTGATCTTATTAAAGAATTCCAAATCGAAGGGAATCTTTTCCTCTTTACGGTGATAGAAATCATAACGTGATTCAAAATCATCTATATAATCGTGTCCAACATGCTCATCAAAGCATACTGACAACGCTTCAGAAAGAATAGACGGAATAGCATCTCTACTACGATCCTTGTCTTTACCTTCCGCAATCTTGACGGCTTCAAACAAGGAAAGGTAGACAGCACGATCTTTACACCACTTCTCTGTTGTATTAAGCAACCAGTCAAGATTGTACTCTTCATTAGAAAGATTATCCAAATATGAACATGCTTGTTTATAAAGATCATCAGTAAGATCTTTATTCTTCTCCAACTCAATTGAAATAATCGAAGCAGAAGGTAATTGATTATATTCTTGAATGTACTTATTTACCTCTTTGAAGATTACTTGTTCAGTGTAATCTTCAAAGTATTCAAATTTAATAAAGGGAACGACCTTGCGGCAGAAGGTTTCGTTCCCAATCAAATTAGAAAGAATTAGAGATTCAATCTTATCAGACATAGTGTAGGTAAGTCCCAATAATAAATTTGTCGTCGCTGATAGGTGGTTTCCCAGAGTGTGGATAAGTCCAAAGGGGTGGGAACACTAGCAGTCTACCTGCTTTTGCCTTAACTGTAAAGTCGATTGTATCAAAATACGTTTCACCACCCTCATCAACATCATTCAAATAAAAGAACATGGTAAGAAAACGTTTAGCACTATCATGATTACCAACGTCTACATGAGTATCAAAACGATCTTCACTACCTGCTTTATACCACTTCATACGATATTGCTCTAGAGCATTTTGATCTGGCCAAAAGTGACCAAGACCAAGTTCTGTCATGTAAGCAACTCCCATTTTATGACTTGCTTGCACCAAGAAATCATGAAGAGCATAAAGTGGAGATTGCTGATCTTTATCAGCAACATCAGTAATATTCAATTGAGTAAAGTTTGGACGACCATCATAATCAAATCGTTCATGATATTGAGTATATTCAGAGAACTGTTTGATTAGTTGCTCACAAGTTTCTTGAGGAATTACATTATCATAAATTTTAATGTAATCAGTCAGATACTTCACTTTCGTGAACTGTTGCTGCTGTTCCATATTTGAACTCTTTTCCTGCTGCTTCATTTAATTGCTCCATGATTTCTTGTGTAAAATATTTTCCTGGGTCACCCAGAATTGTTTTAGCGTAGGTCTTTACTCCGTTAATTTCATATCTACCTGCAGACTTAGAGAAGATACCATACTTTTCACCAAGTTCCAACAGACCGTAATACGAATCTAGACCACTATCATAAAACAATCTAGTTTCTGCTATAGAATTCTCTTTGGTGAATCGAGATTTATGTGCTTTACATCTAATGATGTTACCAACAATCTCTGTCCCATCTTTTTCTTTAGATTTAGAAAGGTGAATAATTGTAGATGCTGCATATTTCAAACCACTACCACCACCCATTTCTTTGGTGGGTACATAAGAACCAACCACATCATATGTGTGATTTGTAACAAGCATGGGAATACCTGCCTTACCCAACTTCAATGTAAGGACACGGAATACCGATTTAATTACTTGAGCACGAGTCATATCACGAGTCTCTTTACCCTCGGAACTATCTTCAATTTCCTTTGTAGTTGAAAGGTTACCAAGACTATCCAGAACAAACATCATTGGAACTCGGTCTTTTGCCTTTTCAGCAAGAACTTTGTCAATGATTTTAATTGCTTGAGTACGAAACTCTTGAACAGTAACTACAGGAATAATCACCATTCGATTGGGATCAATACCTCGTTCAACAATCATCTGCTTAGTTAGAGCAGATTCAGATTCAAAGTAGAGAACACCAGCATCAGGATTATTATCCAAGAAATGTTTGACAATACTCAAACAAAAGTAAGTCTTACCAGTTGAGGTCTCACCTGCAATAGCAGTAATTTTATTAGATGGAATACCACCATAGATTGTCCCTGACAGGAGAGCATTGAAAATATAACTGCCAGTATCAATAAACGTGTCACAATCACCAGTTGCTACACCATCGGCAACAACTGATGCATACTCGTTTCCAATCTCTTTTACAATATCTTTAAAGAAGTCCATACTTATCCAAACAAAAATTCAAGTGTGTTAATCTTTTCAGTTTTCCAACCGATGATGTCAAGAAT